AGATGGCAAATATCAACACCTCCATTAAGCGCCAGAGCTTGATGTTTGCCGAACTGCGTGATGCTGGGTTCATTCGCTTTTCTAAAAAAATCGACAACCTGAATGTTCAAGTGCAGTTCATTCAAGCCGGTGAGACGGCAATACATATTCAAGACTTCAGGAATCTCGGATATCAATACCTCAAGTATTACGGTGGCGCATATTTCGAGTGCGAGAATTGTGGGCTGACTGTAAAAGCGCAGTCACCTGCAAAGGGGCGCCCGCAGAAGTATTGTCCCAGTTGTGCTGTCGAGGTTAAGACTCGTCAGACTGTTAATGCAGTAATGCGGTGCAGAAATGCCTTAAAGAGTTGATTATAAAACTCGAATTGTTAGAAATAAATACCCCCATCAAACCGTTGTGGCACAATGCTTTGAGGCGTGTTTGATGGGGTGTATGTATGAATGATAAAAGACAAAACATAAAACTATTTTGAAGAAAAGGATGATTTTTAAGTGATTGCAATTACCGCCTCAGAAAAAGAAGCCATTCGTGAGAAGTTTCCTCGCGTCCATATCGTTCGCACGATGAAGCAAGATTCCAAACGGCACCACTACTATATGGTTGAGGATGGCGCTCCTATGAAGCTGCTCCGCAGTTTGCGTGGACTGGAGCGTGTTCACGACAAACGAAAGGGAGTGTAAACCATAGCCAGCACAGCAAGCTATAAAGAGATGCGCGACATCGTAATTGGTAAGCTGGTTGACCGCACCATTGACGATGACTACGCAGAACTGAGTGAGCGTCTGTTTGGTGATGGCAACTGTTTTAACTCAAGCGAAGTCCGCAAAAGAATGTATGGCATGAAAGCCATCATCGAAGCCATCGAGCGGGATGGCGAATCTACTATTCAGGACACGGACGCATTGTCTGCATTGGATAGCAAGCGCATTGAACTGCTCAAAGAACGCCAAAAGTTCTTTGACCAACGCAATGCTTTTAATAAGCTGATTCGTGAGCGTTCTCGGCAAGAAGAGCTGAACGAGATTCTCGTGGACGCAGTAAAGAGCGGCAATTTGCCACAGCTCGAATACGAGCCCTGTCACATCCAGCCGTCCGACAATGACCTTCTGGTTAGTCTGAACGATATTCACTATGGAGCGAATGTCGATAACCATTGGAATACATACAACTCTGATATCTGCCGCGAGATGATGTGCCATTACTTAGACAGAATCATTGCCATTGGCGAAACGCATGGAAGTGAGAACTGTATTGTCTGGTCGAACGGCGATGCTATCAGTGGAAATATCCATCAATCCATCGCCATTACGAACAAGGAGAATGTGATTGAACAAATCAAAGGCGTATCTGAGTTGATTGCAGAATTTGTTGCTGAACTCAGCAAGCATTTCTCCACAGTCACATTTGTGAGCGTTGCAGGTAATCATAGCCGCATTACACCAAATAAGGATGATGCACTGCTTAGCGAACGGTTGGACGATATTGTTGAGTGGTATCTTGGTGCCCGTCTCCAAAATTTCGAGAATGTGATTATCGGTACGGCAAGCGACACTGTTAAGATTGACAGTACCATGTACCTGATTAACATTCGCGGGAAAATGTATTGTGGTGTTCATGGGGACTTTGACGGCTCTGCAGGCAAGGTTCAAACATTACAGACAATGGCACGAGTTCCGTTGTATGCCGTACTCTCCGGTCATTTGCACCACAACAAGATTGATGAAGTCCAAGGCGTCAAGACCGTCATGGCTGGCAGCTTTCTTGGTATGGACGATTATTGCGTCCAAAAGCGAATTTACGGTAAGGCAGAACAATTGGTTTGTGTCTGCGACGCAGACGGCATTCGCTGTTCTTACGGAGTATCCCTTTAACAATGCACAAGGGTTGCCCTCACCGGGGCAACCCTCTTTATATATTCCTCTTTAGCTCAGTTGGTAGAGCAGCGGACTGTTAATCCGTTGGTCGCAGGTTCGAGTCCTGCAGGAGGAGCCATCTGGGACAGTAGCTTACGCGGTCGGAGCACCGGTCTGAAAAACCGGAGGATGAAGGCTCGACACCTTCCTGTCCCACCATTTGGTGCCATCGACGAATCGGCTAAGTCACCTGCCTCTCAAGCAGGAGGTTGTGAGTTCAAATCTCACTGGCATCACCACCCATGCGGTGCGTTGGACGAATTGGTAGAGTCACCGCCCTTTCACGGCGGAATTTAAGGGTTCGACCCCCTTACGCATCACCACTACTTGGGAGAGTGGTAGAGCGGTCAATTACAGCAGACTGTAAATCTACCGCCTTCGGGCTGCGTTGGTTCAAATCCAACCTCTCCCACCATATTGCGGACAGGACAAACGGTTAAGTCGCAGGTCTCATAAACCTTGAGGAATCGGTTCAACTCCGATGCCCGCAACCAATTTTAATTCTACAGAAAGCGAGGTGGCTTGTATGCCCCGAAAAACGAAGCAGAACGAAATCACAAGCCCTGAGCTTTTGAGTCAGGTCAACCCAGACAATGTTCGTTTGAAGCAAGACTTCATTGCATATTTGCAATCTGTCCAACGTAGTCCCAAGACTATCGCTGGATACTCCAATGACATTGATATTTTCTGGGTATGGAATTTGCAGAACAACGGGAATAAGTTCTTCCCCAAAATTTCCAAGCGCGATTATGCCGCGTACCAGCATTGGCTTATTAACGAGAATGGGAACTCGCCAGCTCGTGTTCGCCGCTTGAAGTCTGCAATTTCTTCTTTGTCGAACTATGTCGAGAACATTCTTGATGACGAGGATGAGTTTAAGGACTTCCGTTCGACAGTTCGAAAAATTGAGAATCCGGCTATGCAGCAGGTACGGAAGAAAACAGTCTGGAGCGACGAGGCTTTGGACAAACTCCTTGATGATTTGCTGGCGTCCGGTCAAAACAAAAAGGCGTGTGCCGTTGCTCTTGCAATGTGCAGCGGTCGCCGTAAAGCAGAGCTGTGTCGATTCAAAGTGGATGACTTCAAAGATGAAAACCTCGTGTGCGGTGGTGCGCTGTATAAGACCAGCGAACCCATTCAAACGAAAGGGTTCGGTCTTGGCAAGTACATCTACTGCTATACTCTTGCGAAAAAGTTCAAACCATATTTCGATGCGTGGATGGCGGAGCGTCAAAAGCTCGGCATCGAGTGTGAGTGGCTTTTCCCTGCCGGTACTACAAGTGAGCAGATGAGTGATAGCACGCTCAATAGCTGGGCTAACACATTCAGCCGCATGACTGGTGAGGATTTCTACTGGCATAGTTTGAGACATTACTTCACAACACATCTCGCCAAACTCGGACTGCCCGATAATGTTATCCAAGATATCGTCGGATGGGAGTCTGCCGACATGGTTCGTGTCTATAAAGACCTGAGTGCCGAAGAGCAAATTTCTCAGTATTTCGATGAAAACGGAGAGATTCGTTCTGATGCTCAAAAGTCTCTGGCAGACCTGTAACAGAAAGGACGGTATAAAGGATGGATATTAAAAGGGTCGATTTGATTCAACAGCTTGTGGATAAGCATGGTTATACGAAGAAGGCTGCGACAAGTATTGTTGATGATTTCACTGACATTATTCTTTACAATCTCGGAAACGGAGACACCGTTTCTATTCATAACTTCGGTTGCTTTGACATCTTAGAGCGCAAGGCTCGCAGTTGTCCGAACCCACAAACTGGTGAAAAGGTCGATGTACCTGCTCATTGGATTCCCCGGTTCTATCCCGGAAACAAAATGCGCTTGGCTGTCAAGCTGTGGGAAGATAGCACCAAAAGGGGGCTGAGGTAAATGGCTGAGGCTCCAAGACGTAAGAAGCTTGAGAAGACCGTTGATGATTCAACGACCATTCAGACTTCCCAAAAGTTTTACTGTTGCAGATGCGGCACATCATACAGTCGGAAAAAGGGCTACTTCCCAGTGAGTCATAGCCCCATGTATCGTGGCTCTGGCTTTTTGCCAATGTGCAATGATTGCGTCGAGGATATGTACGAACAGTATCGCGCAATGCTTGGCGATGACAAGGCGGCTATGAAGCGTATGTGCATGAAGCTCGACCTTTATTGGAATGAGGACATCTACGCAATGGTTGAACGCACGGCTGGCGTTCACTCTCGGGTTCGCAATTATATCGGAAAGACCAACATCATTCGCTATATCGACAAAACCTTTGACGACACGCTTGATGAAGAGGCGTTGCTTGAACCGGAAGAGACTCCCGCCGCTTCATACATCGCGCAGCCGGAAGATACTGCCGAGGCAGACGTTGACCAAGCTCTTGTTGATTTCTGGGGTGCCGGTTATACTCCAGATTTTTACCTTGAGTTGGAACGTCGCTACAAGGATTGGACTGGCGACAGGCAGGTCGTTGACCCAAGTGAGCGTGCACTGTACCGCCAGATTTGCTTGCTTGAATCCATTATCGCACGCGACAGTGCACAGGGCAAACCAATTGATAAGAACGTCAACGCGCTTAATTCTCTGCTTGGCAGTATGAACTTAAAACCGGCGCAGAAGAAGAACGATGTGGACGCTGAACTCGACAAGATGCCACTCGGTGTTGGTATCCAGAAATGGGAGTACAGCAGACCTCTTCCTGAAACGCCAAAGGAAAAGCGCGATATCCGTGGAACGATTAAGAATATCACGACATGGTATCTTGGTCACGCTTGCAAAATGGTCGGCTTGCGCAACAGTTATTGCAAGATGTATGAAGACGCAATGGATGAGCTCCGTGTTAAACACCCAGAGTACGACGAAGAGGATGACGACTCCTTGTTGAATGATATCTTTGGTAGCGCTCAGTCCAGCGGTGATATGTAATGGCATCGCCAAATCAAAGCAGACGCTCTCGTGTTATTGAGGGCATGGCGATTTGGGGCAGCTATTACCGCGAAAACATCGATATCTTTGTCGAAGAGTATTTGCAACTTGATTTTCTGAAATGGTTCCAGACTGCTCTTCTTGTAATGATGGACAGGAGCCGAACGTTCCTGTGGATTGCTGCCCGAGGAATGGGTAAATCATTCCTTATCGCCATTTTCGTAGTTATTCGCTGTATCTTATACCCCGGCACAAAAGTCGTCATTACATCTGGCACTCGCGGTCAGAGTATTAACGTGCTGGAAAAGATTCAAACAGAACTGATGCCTGTGTCTCCAAATCTTAGAAATGAGATTGATATGGGCGACACAAAGTTTTCTGGGCAGGACGCAAAAATAATGTTCAAGAACTCCAGTTATATCAAGGTCGTTACAGCTTCAGATAACGCCCGAAGCAATCGTGCGAACATCTTGATTGTGGACGAGTTCAGAATGGTTAAGAAAGATACCATCGACACCGTCTTGAAGAAGTTCCTGACAAGTCGTCGTATGCCTCCCTACAGAGATTTGACCCCGGCTGAGCGTAAGGCTGAGTACGCTAAGGAGCCGAACAAATCCTGTTTCTTATCCTCTGCTTATTTCAAAGACCATTGGTCATACAACAAAATGCTGGATACATTTAAGTTGATGCTTGATGATTCTAAGACAGATTTTGTGTGCGGCTTCCCGTATCAACTCTCTATCCAAGAGGGGCTCCTTTTCCCCGAAGACGTTGAAAGCGATATGCTCGAAAGCGACTTTAATGAAATCAAATGGAGCATGGAAATGGAAGCCATGTGGTTTGGCGCAGAGGACGGTTCATTCTTTGATTTCGACTCCATATCAAAGAATCGACGTATCAGCTACCCGATGCTACCGGATAAGCTGACCGCCCTTCTTGGCAATAGCCAGAAAGTAAAAATTCCGCCAAAGCAAAACGGCGAACGCCGCATCTTGTCTGCGGATATTGCTCTGATGAGCAGCAAGAAGCACAATAACGATGCCTCCGCTGTGTTCATCAACCAAATGC